CTCTTCCCCGCCGCCCTCCTTGTATGGGTAGAGGTGCAGCGGCAGCCCTGCCACTGCCTCTGCCAGAATACGGACACAGGAATACACTGCCGTCATCTGCATGGCAGACCGTTCATTGACACGCTTGCCAGCAGAACTTCCTCCAAAGAAAAAGCTGTATGCACTGCCTGTAGTGCGGTTCTGGGGCTTATCCCTGGAACGGAAAAGCCCGGAAAAGATACCCATATCAAATCACCGTCCTTTCAGATAAACAAAAGGCCCCGGCTGTCATAAACCGAAGCTCCCGTATCATTCCCACAGCGGATCGCCCGATCAAGCCCCATAATGGTGGCAATCGCACCGTCAATCTTCTCTGTGGATTTTTCCTTGTCCGCCTTGATGTTGCCGGCCGGGTCGGTACGGATGAAGATGTTGTCCATCATCCACCGCAGCACCGGGTGTCCGCCGTGGGCGATTTTCTCCTCCAGCACCAGCTTCATCAGTTCCTTGGTCGGCGGGGACATATCCTTAAAGCCCTGCCCGAAGGGAACCACCGTAAAGCCCATGCCCTCCAGGTTCTGCACCATCTGTACAGCGCCCCAGCGGTCAAAGGCGATTTCCCGGATATTGAACCGCTCGCCCAACTGTTCGATGAATTTCTCGATGTAGCCATAATGGACCACATTTCCCTCGGTAGTCATCAGCGTTCCCTGGCGTTCCCACAGGTCATAGGGGACATGGTCGCGCCGGACACGGAGGTCAAGGGTTTCTTCCGGTATCCAGAAGTATGGCAGGACATAGTATTTATCCTCCTCATCCAGCGGCGGGAACACCAGCACAAAAGCCGTGATGTCTGTGGTGGATGAAAGATCCAGCCCGCCGTAGCAGATGCGCCCCTCCAGATCATCCTCGGAAACTGGGAATGCACAGGCGTCCCACTTGTCCATCGGCATCCAGCGGACAGACTGCTTCACCCACTGGTTCAGCCGGAGCTGCCGGAAAGCGTTCTCCTCGCCAGGATTCTGCTGGGCGGATTCACAGGCGGCTTTGACCTTATCAATACCCACCGTAATACCGAGGGAGGGGTTTGCCTTCTTCCAGACCTTGGGGTCCGTCCAGTCCTCATCCTCGGCAGCGCCGTAAATGACAGAATAGAAAGTAGGATCGACCTTCCTGCCTTCCGCGATATCAATGGCTTTCTGGTGTACCTCGTAGCAGATGGAGTTGGTGTCGTTGCCCGCTGTGGTGATCAGGAAATACAGCGGCTGCATCCGGGCATCCCCGGAACCCTGGAGCATGACGTCAAAAAGTTTCCGGTTGGGCTGGGTGTGCAGTTCATCAAAAATTACGCCGTGAGTATTAAAGCCATGCTTGTTCGCCACATCCGCCGATAGCACCTGGTAGGAGCTGTTGGTGGGAAGATAGGTAATCTTCTTCTGGGACTCCAGTATCTTCACTCGTTTGGAAAGCGCCGGGCAGAACCGCACCATATCCACCGCCACATCAAACACAATCTTTGCCTGGTTGCGGTCTGCGGCGCAGCCATACACCTCAGCCCGTTCCTCGCCATCCCCACAGAGGAGCAGGAGCGCCACAGCGGCAGCAAGCTCCGACTTACCCTGTTTCTTGGGGATTTCAATATATGCTGTATTGAACTGACGGTAGCCGTTTGGCTTTAACACGCCGAACAGGTCACGAATGATCTGCTCCTGCCAATCGATCAGTTCAAAGGGGTTTCCCGCCCAAGTACCCTTGGTATGGCAGAGGGACTCAATGAACATGACCGCATAATCGGCGGCGTCTTTATCGTAGTGCGAGGTCTTCGCCATGAACTTTGTGGGCTCGTATTTCTTCAGTTTTCGCATAGACACCACCTCCCGAATGGCATAAAAATAAGCCGCATTGCTGCGACTTCCAAAATGGTTCTGTACGAGAGAAAGAGCCATGCGGCTCGTTCTCTGCTGGTTTTCTTTACTGCTGCATCGCCCAGGCGATGGCGTGGCCGTCATCCTCGAACTCAACCCCGCTGGCTGCTCTCAGCCCGATCATCCCTTCGCAGGTGTGGTCATCAGTAAGGAACTCGTATGCTGCGCCGAAGTAGCAGGGCTTGTTTCTCCCGTTGTAGTAGTATCCGGCAAGGAGAACTTTGTCTCCAAAATTCAGCGTCTTGCCGTCCATGCCGGAGAACCGCATCTCCAAATCCTCGGTTGTGGTGGGATTCGGCAGTCTGTACTTTTTCATCGCTTCGTTGATCGTCATGATTTTACCCTCCGTGTCCTGCAGCGTTTTTTAAATACCCTTGCCCCAAGAAAAGCCTTTTTCGGCTCTCTTGGAAATCACCATCTTCCGGAGCTCCATGAACTGCTCGTAGCTGATGCGGTAGGCGCTGTATGCGCGGCAAATGCTAATGTGGGCATCTTTGAGGTCCTTCTCAGTCTTGATGTTCTCAACCTGTGTTCTAAAGGCGTTGTAGGCTTTCATGTTGGCGTCCTCCGTTTTGCTTTGTTTTCCCTTTCGGTGTGTACATATTCGCTCTAAAACCACATATTATCAAGTCAATTTTGAGCATAATCTGCACAAAAATCGGAGGAACAAATTGTGTATATCACTCCTGTGTATGACGGTGGATCGTCTCGATGATCTGTTCCTGTTCAGATGGCTCCACACCGATGGACTGGAGCGCCTGCCGGGTGCCGCAGTCTGGGCAGATGAACGTTTTGTTGTCCTCCCGTGAAAGCGCCGGAACGCCATGGTAGGTTCTGCCACACAGTGGGCAAACCGCTATCCGGATCACATTATCCTTCATATCCGCATACCTCCCTGCATTTGTCGTAAGCGTCAACCAGAATGTTTTTGTCGAAGCAGAAGGTATCATACCCTTCCAAGCAAGTCCTCATGTAGAAATTACTCGGAATGCCAATCGGCCTGTCCTCATGCATGATGTAGGCAAAGGCCGTCACCGTCCTGCGTTTCCCCGTGCGGATGCCTTTGTACTGAAGTTTAATGTCCCGCTTGTAATAGAAATTGGGGAATCCCTCGTAGCGGTCGAGGGCGGCTTCATCTGGAGCCGTCACCTCCCAAATCACCACAGGGATCGTGCCGTCTTCGCTTTTCTCGATGGTCAGGTAGGAATCGGTCTTGCTCCCTTTAAAAAGCAATTCCCAGCCCTTAAGATTTGCCGTGCCAAGGATTGTGGCGTGCGGGCAGCGCATCCGCATCTGCCCAACATTGAGGTTGCTTCCGTAAGCAATATAGTATCTCTTCATCTTTCAGACACTCCTTTCTGCCCAAGCCATCAGCCTTGAACCCTCTTCTTCCGCATTTGCGGTAAACCCGTCCATTTCTGCCTTGTCCGTGAAATACTTCAGGAACGGGATGCCTTTCGCCGTTTCGTACATCGCCTTAACGGTATATCCCATTCTCCTCATTTTCGCAGTATCTTTAATTGTCAAATGCATATCCGCATCTCCTTTCCGAAGGGATCACCCTTCTACCACCTTAAGACCGCCGAAGCGGTCAGAGGTAAGGTGGCAGGAGGCTAACTCCTGCGTGTCCTTCAAGCGGCGGCTCTACCGTGCCGGAAGGCTGTGTCCCCAGAAAGATTGCGGGTCAGGAAATCTCTGGCCGTTGCGAACTCCTCACCGATGAAGCCCAGGCGGAGGAGCCAGGTGCGCATGGCGTATTTGGGGTTCTCGTTCTGCTGGGGCTTAGGGCTTGCCGTCCGCACATCCTTTGCCATCTGGCTTAAGGCCAGGCAAAGCTGGATGTAGCTCTTAAGCTGCCCTGCGTGGATGCCGCCCCGGCGCTCGGCTGTCGGCTCATCAAACTGGAAGAGCCGGAACTCGACCGTGCCTTTGGTAAAAGTGGCGTGGAGGTTGAGCATATGGTAGCGGCTATCGTTGTAATGGTGGTTTCTTCCGTAGCTTGCGCCGTTGCTGTTGTACCAGATGTCCGCAAGCTGTGACATTGTGCGGGGCTTCCTGCGATTGACCTGCTCCAAGAACCGTGGGTCTACCGTGCGGCAGTAGCGGTTCATGCGGCCCCGGTCAAGCTTCAACGCCTCGGCAATCAGGCTCTCGTGACTCGCCATGATGTTGGCAAGGTTCCGAATGCTCTGCGGCGTGTGCCCCTGCGCCCCGATGTGGATGTGAACTCCACACCCCCGGCTGGCGTCGCTTTTCGCTCCAGCGTGTCTAAGCTGCCTGCAAAGCTCCTGCAAGGTTTCGATGTCACCGTAGGTCAAGATCGGGGTGACCAGTTCGCATTCCTGTTCTTCCGGCCCCGCAATGGAAACGTCCTTCTGAAATTTCCACTCGCGCCCTTGACTGTCCCATGCGCTCCAAGTGCTGTATCCGTTGCGGCTGGCAGTGTTCTCATATCTGCCTGTGCCAAAGTAGGTAGCGGCAACCTTCGCGGCCTTCTGCCGGGTGATATTGTTCATTTCCACCTCAACCCCGATAGTCTGCGTTTTCATCTCTGCAATCTGCCTTGCTGTTTTCTCATTCATTCTGAAATCCTCCGTTTTTTCTGCCCTGCGGCTGTGTGTTTTCCCTTTCGGTGTACACATATTCGCTCTAAAAGAGGATAATAGCAAGTTAATTCCGCACTATATATTACACAATGATTCCGGGCAGAATTTGTGTGTTTTACAGCTTATTTTTATTTCCAAAACCTGCTGCCGTAAGCTGAACCCCCAGCCGGAACCCATCCTTAAAGCCCTCCAGGATCTGGTGGCTTTCCAGTTCAGAACGGTTATCCATAAGCCTTTCAAGAATCTTTTTTCCATCCTCATCCAGTAGCTGTGTCAAATGCTCTGTATCCCGATAAACCTGCTCACTGCATTGTTCCATCTCAGGAGTCTTATCATTCCGGTTCTCCCATGGCACAATCCTGCCAAAATAGAGCTGCTCCAAAATATCCTGTTCCATTGCTCATTCCTCCTCATCCGTACAGAATGCTTTCCCCAATTTCAATTCCGTATATATTTTCATGTACCGATTTTGCTCACTGCCTTCGGAGTTCATCATTGCGTGAAAGAAAAACTGCTCTGCCTCCGCACGGCTGTACCATTCTTTGGTTCTGCCATAACAAACTGTTTTGACCACAGGAATTTTCCGGACAATATCCTCCCCATAGACCACGTTCAGGCCACTGCCATTATCCCAGCGCATAAGGAGGGAACCGGTGTCATCCACACCTTTGACGGTGCCTTTTGTACCGGCAGGCGGAGCCTGCACATCATCCATCCGCACCAGTTCCACACGGGTGCCGGCGGGATATTCCCGGCGGACGCGCTCCACGATTTCTCTACTCGGAAACTTCATGGCTCACACCCCCGTTCTTGAAAGCCGAGGAACCGGTCAGGTTCTTCAGCAGAATCTTGCGTTCCATCTTGTATTCGCTACCGATGAAGCCCAGGCGCAGGAGAAAGCAGCGAAAGGCGTATTTCTCATTGTCCACCGGCTTCTCGGTCGCTGTCACCCGCTTGGCATTCCTACTCATCTCGCAGAGTGCGGAGATGAAATGGGTGTAGGCGGCCGCGGAATCTGCGTCCACTTGGGAGAACCAGGGGAATGCCACCCGGTCGTCCAGCACCTCAATGCGAAGGTCGGTGATGCCCAGGGCTTTCCGTATCAGATTCCCTTTGGCGTCCAGCAGCTTGGTAAGGTTGCCCACTGCCACCTTGTCGAGCGGGATTTCCACCGTAAGCCCCACGTTTGCCTCCTGTGGCCCGGTTTCGCTTGCCTTAGGTAATTCCTCAGCCCTTGCGTCAAGCCAATCCTGCGCCATTTCCGCCGGCGCTGCAACAATCCCACGGTCAGCAAGCTGCTCCAGCAGGTTTTCCACTTCCTCGCTGTCGGCCCGGTCATCAAACTCCAGCGTACCTTCTTTCGTTACTGTAAAGTAGTCGATTTCGTAAGCGGCGCTCGGCATCCCTTTGTACTGCGGCCTGACCTCCAGGATTTCCCCGATGGCTGTTACCAGCGCCTTCCTTTCCGCGCCTGTTCTGTGAAATTCAATTCGCATTCTCTGTACCTCCTTGTTTTTCGGTACTACATTAATCACTCTAAGCGGCGGAAATAGCAAGCGAATCCGGCACAAAATATGTCACAACAAAAAGTCCGGGAATTGTGAGTAGTACACAATGCCGGAAAGCACAAAATAGACATTGGGAAGCGCCACGCCGTTGCCCCACATTTTATATTCCGCACTGTCGGAGTGGGGATTCTTCAGCCACTTAACGATCTGGTTCCGGCTCTTAGGCTTGGAGGAAGTCCCCATGACGGAGCGGTGTATCTCAAACACCTCTGTCCAGAACTCGATCTCCTCCTCGGTCGGCTCGTCTGTCCCAAGCCCGGCGCACCACCAGTCCGGGAACCCCTGCAGCCTGGCGCATTCGGTGGGCGTCAGCCTGCGGACGATGTACTCCGGCTCGGTCTCGTTCACCACAGGCGGATCTTTATAGTCCCTTGCCATCAGGGTCGGGGATTGTTCCTTAAGCGTCTGGGTGTAGGTGCCGGTGGTCATGCAGTAAGCCACTGCATGGCGGTCGGCAGCGTCCAGCGTGAAAGACACACCCTCGTTCACGCCACTGCCCTGGGGACCGTTCTTGTCCGCCCTGCCGATCATGGAACCCTGCAGAGCCACTACAGCCATGCCGCCCTGGTTGCAGGTGGGATTGCCGCCATTCGCATCCAGGCATCTGGAAGTTTCCGCTTCGTAGAAGCCGCTCTTGGGATTCTCGGATTTCATGGCGTTGCTGTCCTTGGAGCAGATACCATACACTTTGACCGCCAGTTCGTTGCACCGGGTCTCGCCCACATCGTAGGTGTTCAGCGTGTTCGCTACATCGGATGCTTTCCACTGCTGCCCCTCATCGGGAGAGTGGGGCCGGGTGCCTTTCACGAACGGCACGAATACTGTCTGGTCATTGTTACAGCCCAGAGTGGCGGATTTATTATCCTGGATCAGCGCGCCCTTGCCGCCGCCCTCACAGCCGGAGCGGATCTTCAGCGTCTTGGGCGTCTCCACTACAAAGGGCTGGTTGTTCCCGCCCATACCATAAGTGGCATTGACCGTGGGCGCTGTCTCCAGCGGGCCGGTGTATCTGGTGTCCTGGCTATGGTTCTCATAGACCGCCGCCGGCACCGTACCGGCACGGAGGGTGGGCGAGGTTTCCTCCTCATACCCGATGCCCCTGGCCTGTGCGGAATGCTCGGTACAAAAACCTGCCGCCCCCATCACGCAGGGAGGATGTCCGTGGTTTTCCGCCCGGAGCGTTGCTGCCACATTCTCCGTCACATCCATGCGATTTCCGCCCTGGTCGTTTAAACAGACGCAGCCTGACGTTCCAGCGCCTTCCGCAAAAGCTCCGGCAGCTCCTTGCCACGGGCGGAAGCCCTGCGGAGTATACCCAGACACGCCTTCGGACTCAAATAGTATTTTTCCGGCACTCCCGCCTGTAAAATCTGCGACAAGGTAGATGCGTTTTCTGCGCTGGGGGACTCCCCAGTACTGCGCATCAAATACCCGCCATGCGAGACTGAAATCGTCTGCCACGATCTCCCCGGCGGCTGACCACTTCGCAGGTCGAGCAGGATCAATCTTGTATCCTTTGACCGAGCAGATCTCTTCGAGGACGGACTGGAAGTCCGCACCCTTGTTGGAACTGAACGCGCCGGGGACGTTCTCCCAGACGATATACCTTGGATATCTGCCATCAGTTGCACACCTCATTTCTTTTACGATCCGGACGGCTTCATAGAACAAGCTGGAACGGGAGCCGTCCAATCCTTCCCTCCGGCCCGCGATGCTCATGTCCTGGCAAGGGCTGCCGAAGGTGATGACATCCACCGGCTCAACCTTCCCACCATCCATCTTTGCGACATCGCCGTAATGCTTCATAAACGGAAGCCGCTTTGTGGTCACCCGGATGGGGAACGGCTCGATCTCCGAAGCCCACACGGGGGTAATGCCGGAGAGCAGGCCGCCCAAGGGGAAACCGCCGGAGCCGTCAAAGAGGCTGCCGAGGGTCAGTTTGTCATGGAGCATTGACAACACCCCCATCCCAGAAATCAAAAAATGCGCTGTTCTGCGAGAGTTCCGCATAACGCGCACATTTTCCAGCGACTTTTCTTTCAATCCAATCCGGTGCTTTTCCAGTATCGTTATATCTCCCATACTGTCCAAACATACAAAGCATTCCAATATTCCGCGCTTTTACTGCATCTTCAAAGGTATCAAAATAGCCAAGGTGTATCTCTTGCTGGCAGATTTTTATTCTTGCCCGGAATTTGCGCCTTGGCGGATAATAACTCACGCCACTGACACCAGAAGTATTATTTTTCTGCAGCGGCTGGTTCATCTGGTTCTGCTGATGTGTACAATAACGGATATTGCACCTGCGATTGTCAAATGTGTCCAGATTTATATGGTCTATTTCATAGCCCGGCCTGTGTTCAAACAGATAATCATGGAGGGTTCGTCCCTTACAGTCAATCACATAATATTGGCTGCCATTTCCTTTGCTGCCCAGATAAAATTTAACTGTACGAATCTTTTCGACCATATCGGCATCTATCACAAAAATCTGACCGCTTGCCAGTTCCCCATAGGCTACAAGGCCGTCTTCAGAAAACCGATATTTTACATTACTCATCTGCAATTACCTCCGCCATATCAAGTGCCTGTTCGTAGGTATGTTCCTTTCCATCCCGGATCAACAGCACACCATCCGCACTGTTGCCATGCTGGTTCATGTAACGCATAACTGCCACATCTACAAACTTTGGTTCCAGTTCCACCCCATAACAGATCCGCCCGATCTGGTCACAGGCAATCAGCGTGGATGCTGAACCCAGAAACCCATCCAGTACGATTCCATTTACCTGTGTGCTTTGCTGTATCAGATACGCAATGAGAGGAACAGGTTTACTGGAAGGATGACCATGTCCGTCCTCTTTTGAATTCTTGATTCCATCAAATTCAAAGACGGCTTTCTGTTTCTGGTCTCCATACCACTTGTGCTTTCCATCCTTTCTCCAGCCAAAGATGATCGGTTCCATGTTGAACTTCCAGTCTGTCCGCATCAGCGGAGCCCTGGGCTTTTTCCAGATGAGTCCGGCGCCGACCTTGAACCCGGCATCCTCAAAGGCGTCATAAAACACACGCGCTTTCATAGTGGCGTAAAATTCATAGATAGAAGCGTCAATGGCCATGGCATCTTTGAAGTTCGTAAATGCTTTCATGAGGAACTCGTAGGCCTGGGCATCCTCCAGATCGTCGTTTGCGATCCGCCCGGACTGGCTCTCCAGTTTAACAAAATACGGGGCGTCCGTGCAGACCAGGTTGACCTTCGTGTCTCTAAGAAGCAAACGGAACGTCTCCGGGTCTGTGGAATCCCCGCAGATGACGGTATGTTTTCCAAGCCGCCAGATGTCACCTGCTTTGGAAAAGCAGGGCTTCTCCAGTTCCGCTTCCACATCGAAGTCATCTTCCTTCGCCTCATCATCTGTACCAAACAGGTCGGCCAGTTCTTTTTCGTCAAAGCCGGTCAGCAGGGGATCAAAATCCATACCCTGCAAAGACTCGATCTCCACCCGCAGAAGTTCCTCATCCCATCCGGCATCCATCGCCATGCGGTTGTCCGCAATGATATAGGCTTTCTTCTGAGCTTCACTGAGGTGGTCGGCAAACACACAGGGAACCTCAGCGATGCCTTCTTCCTTGGCCGCCAGGATTCTCCCGTGACCGGCGATCACATTAAAATCCCGGTCGATGATGACGGGATTGATAAAGCCGAACTCCCGAAGGGACGAGCGAAGTTTCGTGATCTGCTCCGGGGAATGGGTACGGGCGTTGTTCACATAGGGTACCAGCTTGGCAATCGGCACAAGCTGCATTTCCGTTGTTGTCTTCATCGCACCAGCCCCCATTCCGCAAATTTTTCAAAACCGCCAAGGCTCCGGATGTATCTACGGGCAGTCTCCACGATCTCAGCGTAGGGAACACCGTCCACTGTATCATCCCCGATGGCGCAGCACAGTTCTACCGGTCTTCCGGTTTCCTGTGCCTTCAACCATGCGTAGATATTGACCGACACATCCGCTTTGGACAAGTCTTTCCCGTGAAGACCGCCGCCCGTCACCGAATCGCCCATATCTGAGCCGAGCTTCCGGTTGGCCGCGCCGGAGTCCACATCCGTGCCGCCTGTCCAATCGCCCAGGGGATTGACCTCGGCGGTGGGATACAGCTTTTGCAGTTCCTCTGTGGGCGCATTGCTCTGACAGAGGATCAGCCTTGCCTCGTCAATGATGTACTTCCCATCCGAAGGGTAAGTGTGATACACACTTTTTGCGATCTCGCAGAGTGCTTTCTGCTCCTCCGTGACCGGCACCCCTTTGAAGATGCCGTTGTCACCGCAGCAGATTCCTTCTGCCTGATTCCCGGCAAGGCGTCCGTCCTGCGGCACTTCCATATAATTCGTGTGCAGATTCCCACCGATGCGCTTCACAATAGCATCCACCTCATCCTGCGAAATGTGTACGGAACTCTCCGTGATGATGTGGCAGACGCCGTGACCGAGCAAAACCTCCACAGCGATTCTGGGATTTTCCTCTTTCCTATACGCCGCATCCACCAGAGCGCCGGCGATACGGTCCGCCACCTTATCCGGGTGGTACAGATTTACTTTTTCAAACATGATTTCACCCCTTCCTTGCCCGGAGCAATCGCTCCATCAAATCGTCCTGGGGAGAAACCTCCCCGTAATCTGTGCTGCAGTTTTCTTTCACAATCTGGAAGATCTCGTTCCAGAGCCGCACCGCCTGGTTCATGTAATTGATGCCGATATTGATGAACGGGGACGGGATCGGCTTTTGGGTGGTTGGGTGCTTGGAGAGGAAGCCCATGCGGTTAGTCATCTCCTCGCACTGAATCCAGCGGGCACTGCACATGGCGTACCGCTCCAAAAGCTGGGGAGACACCTTCGCCGCACAGCCCACCTTCTTTAACCACTCCCAGGTCTCCGTGTATATCTCCTCCGCCTGGAGCGTACTCCCGTCACGCTGCTCAGCGGATAAAAACTCATGGGGCTTTGGCATATCGACACCCTCGACTTCGGGAATATCCAGCACTGTGAGGCTCCGCCCGCCCGGATTGCCGTTCTCGGCTTTCTCCTTGACGGCAGATTTCTTCCTTCCCGCACCGGGTCTCGCCCCGCCACGCCCGCCTGTGTTATTGGATTTTGTCGGCATTTTCTCACCCCTTTCCTCGAAAAAATAAGCAGCCGCAGTCGGCTGCCCTTAATTACCCTTTTGAAAACGCTTTTTTCGCACACGAGACCCCGCGCCCGTTCCCACGGGGCAGAGCCGTAGAGATTTTGACCGCCCCTGGGGTCTTTAGTGATTGTGCCAGCGGTCCCCACGTTCTGCATGAATCTTCGCATGACAAGAAGAACATAAGGACATTAGATTATTTTCGCTGTGATCACCGCCCTCTGCCAGGGGCTTGATGTGATGCACCTGCTCCGCCTTAACGAGCCTGCCTTCCCGTTGGCACCGCTCACAAAGCGGGTGTGCATTCATGTACCGGTCACGGATGCGTTTCCATGCCCGTCCGTACCTGCGTTTGGCTGCTGGGTCCCGGCCGTACTTTTCGTACCGTTGATTCTCCAGCTTTTGATGTTCCTCACAGAACCTGCCATCCGTCAGCTTGGGACAGCCGGGGTAGGAACACGGCCTCTTTGGTTTCCTTGGCATTAGCTCACCTCCTCCGGACATAAAGAAAGCCCCACAGGATTTCTCCCATGAGGCTGGATGTCTTTATGCAGTTTTCGATGTTACTATCGTACCATGTCCAATTGGAAACTTCATCTCACAAAGTGGACATCAGGCTTTTCCAAACAGGAGGATGGTCAGACGCTCCAACGCCCGGTTCTTTCTGCGGTATGCGGAAGCCCGTTCAATCTGGAAATAGTCCGCCACATCGTCAGCGGCATTACTTCCGTACTGGTTGTCCTCACCATAGAACGCTTCCAGCACATACCGCTCATCTTCCGTCAGCTCTTCCCAGGCTGGGACGAACCACGCCATGTATTCTACCGCCTGCCGGTATCGCTCCTTCAAAACATCAATCTCCTCAATACCCTTGATGATCCTCTCCTCTGAAGCCTGCGGATTATGGCTGTGGGGCATCCCATCAAGCTGCGGGCTGCTGACGCCTTCCATTTTCTCATAGGCTCTTTTGATTTCGTCATCCGTGTGGCCAATAATAAATTTCATGCTGCCGTAATCCTTCAATGCGTCCACAGCAGCCGACCGTTTATCAAGATACTTCCAGATAATACTCATACCCGGTACCTCCAATCAAAGATTTTTTATTTCCCCCGGATTTTCACAGATTGTCTTTGATTGGCTCTTGTTTTCATGGCTTGGCTCAGATTTTCAAATCCGCTTTTACGGCTTCGATCAACGCCGCCTGTGTGGTGTCCTTTTCCGACAGGGCTTTCATGATCCGCTTGTCAATCGTACCTTTCGTGATGATATGCTGGACCACTACGGTATCGGACTGCTGTCCCTGCCGCCAGAGGCGGGCGTTGGTCTGCTGGTACAGTTCCAAAGACCAGGTCAGTCCAAACCACACAAGGGTGGAACCCCCGCTTTGAAGGTTCAGCCCGTGTCCCGCCGATGCCGGGTGGATCAGCGCCACGGGAAGCTCCCCGGCATTCCATCTGCGGATGCTTTCCGAAGAATCCAGCCTGGAAAACGGGATCTTCAGCTTATGGAGCCGCCCCGTGATCCGTTCCAGGTCGTGCTGGAACCAGTAAGCCACCAGGAGCGGTTTCCCTCCCATACTCTCGATGATGTCCTCCAAAGCATCCAGTTTCCGATCATGGATGGCGATGGTCTCTCCGCTATCCGTGTATACCGCACCGTTCGCCATCTGGGAGAGCTTTCCGGAAAGGGCTGCGGCATTGGCGGCGGTTATTTCCCCGTCCGGGAGCTGCAGCAACAGATCCCGCTTGAATGAAACGTATCGTTGCTCTTCCTCCTCAGAGAGATACACCTCATAGCCGGAGGAAACGAACTGTGGCATCCGCAGGTAGTCGGTAGATTTCATCGAAATCGTGATGTCGGAAATCAGCCGGTAGATCTGTTCCTCCGCCCCCGGAAGAGGCTTGTAGGAAAACACCACCTGCCCATTGCGCTTGTCCGGCAAGAAAAACCGGGTACGGTACTGGCCGATGAACCTCCCCAGCCGCTGCCCCATATCCAGCAGCTTAAACTCAGCCCATAGATCCATCAGCCCGTTGCTGCTGGGCGTCCCGGTCAGTCCCACGATCCGTCCCACCTTTGGCCGCACCTTCATCATGGCACGGAACCGCTTGGACTGGTGGTTTTTGAAAGAAGATAACTCATCGACCACCACCATGTCGTAATCAAAGGGGAGACCGCTTGTCTCTACCAGCCACTGAACGTTCTCCCGGTTGATGATGTAAATATCGGCCTGCCGTCTCAGCGCCGCCAGCCGCTCCGCCTCTGTTCCCACAGCCACGGAATAAATCAAGCTGCCCAGGTGGTCCCACTTTTCAATCTCTGCCGGCCAGGTATCCCGTGCCACACGGAGGGGCGCAATGACGATGGCTTTGTGTATCTCAAAGCGATCAAACAGCAGATCGTTCAAAGCGGTCAGGGTAATGCTCGTCTTGCCAAGCCCCATCGACAAAAGCACCGCCGCAACAGGGTGTGTCTCGATATACTCCGTGGCATATCTCTGATACTCATGAGGACTGTATTTCATCAATGATCCCTCCAATCTGTTTCTCATCATCCAGTACATACACCCGGAAACCTAACCGCCGAAGGAGCCTGTGTCTGGAAAGCTGCAGGGGCCTCGGTTTTTCTCCCGGTGATTTTACCTCCACAAAGCCGATGTGTCCGCCCGGCATCAGCACTAAGCGGTCGGGCATCCCGGCAAATCCAGGAGAGGTAAATTTCGGTGCGATACCGCCTGCCGCTTTCACGGCTTTTGCCAGGTTCTGCTCAATCTGCTGTTCCCTCATATTCCCTCCATAACATCTCGAATGCTTCCACTGCTCCGCTGCAGGCACCGATACGGCCAAGGTACCGTGCAATAACATCATGTTCTGCCAGGACCGGGAACTCGAAGTCGTAAAGCATATCCCGGACAAAATCCCCGCATGGCGTGGCATCCGCCTCGAAGTTCCTCGCCCAGCGGAAGAACGGGCTGGGATTGTCATTGATTTCCCGTGTCAGCTCAATGCGGTACTTCCAGTTCAGATCGTTCGGATTCACAGGTCGATATCCGGCAAGCAGCATAGCGTCCTTGAATTCGTTGTTTGTGAGGTAAACACCCGTGTCACGTTCCAGCAAGTGTTTCATCCCGTAACTTGTGTGTCCCTGTAGGATCTTCTTCCCGGCTCGGATATTCTTTCTGATCCATCCGTCAACCGCTGTGATCACATCATCCTCACGATCCGTGATCAGCGCCCCATCGATTAATCCGTTCTCATTCGTATAAGGTCTTCCGTTTCTGATCATTACCGATTTCTCCTTTCAACGTTGTCCCGTCCATCCCTTGTCCACAAAGCCTGTCCACAGCAAAAACCTTTGTAATCACTGCGTTTTTTCCGCTTCTGCGGACAAGTGGACGAAAAAATCCCTTACGCGCGAAATACGCGCATTCGCCCGTGTGCAGGACGGGTTCTATCATATAAAACTCCATGTTTTTGTCTTTTATAGTTTTTTCTGTCCAGTTGTCCACAAAATTACAGAAAGCCCTTGTGCTGACTGCATTTTCCGGCCATGGACAACCCCTGGACAGGAGGTGGACGGGTCAGGTTGTCCTCGTATATACACGCTGCCGGCCATAGATGGGGAGCATCTGCCGCACCCCGCATTTCTCCCAGCCCTCGATCCGCACCATAATGGCGGATATGGCATAGGAGTCAGAGGGACGCATCTCCTCCTTGCTTTTGCCGAAGCATTCGCACCAGATCTCGATGTTGCTCACGGTCTGGCGCTTTACAGTGCCCTCAGCCCTGGTCGGATCATCAATATCGCGGATATACTCCCTGCGCCTGTAATAATCCATGCTGTCCCAATCATCGGGGAGAAGCATATCCAGATAATTCCGCACGATGCCCTCACGGTCGTCCTGCTCCATCGCTTCCCGCTGCTCCTGCCTGGCGTAAGACTCAAGGTCGGCATCAAGATACAGCTTTTCTCCCGACCTGGCGATCTCGGCGACCTCCGCCCATATCTGCTGAACCACCTCGGCGGTCATCTCCCAGGGCTTGCATTTTCCCTGACCGGTAACCTTGACGTTCCAGAACCTGCGGTTGCCGGTAATGTCGCGGAGATACCCGTTCTCGCTGTTGGTCGTGCCGAAGAACACGCACTGCCTTGGGTGCGGGGTCACCCTCCGCCCAAAACTGGCACGGTATTTGTCATCCTGTCTGGAAATAAAGGCTTTGACCTTGTCGATGTCCGCCTTTCTCATGCCCGCAAGCTCGCCGATCTCCAGAATCCAGTACCCCTGCAGTTTCTCAGCGGCTGTTTTATCGTTCATGTCAGAAAGGGCAAGGCTGTCTGAGAACCACTCCCCACCAAGGGCGGAAATGAGGGTGCTTTTGCCAATACCCTGCGCCCCATTCAAGACAATCATGTTGTCAAACTTAATGCCGGGATAATGTACCCTCATATACGCCGCACACAGCGACTTCCTGGTGACCGCCCTGACATAGCGGTTGTCCTCCGCACCGAGATAATCGATCAGCACGGTCTCTGCCCGCCTGACCTTATCCCATGGCGGAAGGGACTCGAACATTTCCCGAATAGGGTGATAAGAACGGTCATCCGTCACCTTGGTAACTGCGATACGGTAATTGCGTTCTGAAAACGAGCCATAATGGGAATCCACAAAACTGATCAGCTGGGCGTCATCCGCATCCCGCCAGAACCTTGCCGGATGTTTCCATGGCACCTCTCCCTTGATCTCCAAGCCATCTGCCAGCTGATTGAACACGATACCCTTAAGGTTGGGGTCATTCTCCATGATCAGAGTGATGTTGTGGAGGTTGTTCTTTAGCACCATAGAACGAGGCTCATACTGCAAATGCTTTTGCCAGTCGATATCCTCGCCGCCGGAGAAATCTGTCTCCGCACCGGCTGTTCTCTCGCTTGCCGCCAGCATCTTCACATCGTCCTGCCCCATGGCAAACTCGCACATGGCCTTATAGGAGGCTTTGTCGTCCAGATCCCCGAAGCGATGGATGCGGACGATGTCAAAGGCGTTGCACATCTTGAGGTACGCCGGATCTTTGGCGTGGTGGCTGTAGACAAACTTATCCTCCTTGATCTCTACGCCAGCCATACTGGAGGATGCGATCAGATGCCAGCGGTTCTCGTTATCGGTCGGCTCATACAAATCAGAGAGAAATGCCTCCAACGCCTTGCTGATAGGATAATAGGTGCGGTTGAACAGGCCCACGACACCTTCCTTGGTCAGCGGGTCCTGCACCTTCTGCTGTGCAGTGGTATTCGCCTTGCTCTCCCTGGAGGAGGTTGGAAGCCTTGTGGGGTCTGTCCATTCCGGATGTTCACTGAGTATTGTATCTGGGTCAAGCCACGGTCCGTCCGTCTCCTTATACACGAAGGAACCGTTGGCAGGCGTGGACGGCCAGTACATCAGTTGATTAGGCTGATAGGAGCATTCGTCAAAATAGTCAATACCCAGCATCTGAGCGAGATAGCGGGAGACCGCCACAAATTCCTCCGGGGTCACATCCCTGGTCAGCGGGAACACCAGCCGGACACGTGGATTTTCTTCCGTGCTGCTGTGGGTGGTGTACAGCACAGAGGTATAGGGACAGAGTGATTCATAGCTTTCCAGAAAATCAGCATTGATACGGTCACCGTCAAGAGCCACCATTGAACGGCTCTCCACAGTATCGGCCTTTCGCCTGCCACCCTTTAGTACACCCGCCACAAAACCTCCGTGGTCTTTGGCTGTGTCCCGCTGCGCACGGCTCATCTTCGCATATTCCTCGGCGGACTCGGTGGTACGGATAGTCACTCTGAGCCGTTCTTTCAAATCATCAAACCCGATGGTCTTGTTAACCCATCTCTTCGCCTGCCGGCTATTGCCGTAGGCAATGTTTAATTCGCGCATGGCATCTCCTCCAATCCCTCTGTAAAATACCGCACCGGTATGTTCTTCTTTTCTGCTTTCGCAATCTCTGCCCGCATCCCCGATGATATGACGCTGCCGAACACCCATACCTGTTCACATTTCGTGAGCAACACCATTCCCATGAACAGGGCAAGTTCTCGTTCCGCCGGGCTGCCGTCATTCATAAACTGCGGATAAAGCAGATGAGGAGCCAGCGGGATGCAGGTATTCCGTACCGCAAAACGGCTGTATATCCTTGCCATGTTCACATTCCGTTCCACATCGCCAGCGTAGGGAGAACATATATAGACCAGCGGCCGGTATACACGCTTTGCTGCCTTTTCCTCTTTCTCAATATTGGAAAGGGCTTCATAGACCGTCGGGTCATAGTAGCCCTCGCTGTTATATTTGTTGATGCCCATAGGCTGCACCTCCTTCTAATCCTTCTGATAAAACTCGCATTCGTATCCGTCCGCCCGGAGCTTCAGCCCTTTCGCCCAGGACGGCGTCCTGCCCATCTGTTCGCACACCGCAGAAAGCGATATCCGCCGGTCGGCCTCGATGATAATCTCATCATGCACATGGGCCACGATGGCGCAATTACGCAAAGTTCGCATGACATAGCAGAGAATATCGCGTGCGGTACCCTGGACAATGTTCTCCACAAACTTGGGACCATAGCTTTCCAGCCGTTCCCATTTCTTCGTGCCGCTCACACCCATATAGGTCACCGACTCCCCGCCAAACTGGTTCTCTCCAATCCTCGGTTTCACATAGGCAAGCCGTCGGCCGGAAGGAAGGGTGATGAAGAGCATGGCACTCCGGTAATCAAAGCGGAGGCCGTGTGTCTCCGTAGGGACTCTCTGCCTGATACAGTCCTTTACTGCCCGGTCCACATCCCACCAGAACTGCGTGATCATGGGATTGGAACCGCGCCACGCATCTACCAGGGGCTGCAGTTCCTCCTCGGCAAGCCCCATCTCCAGCGCACCCATGGATTTCAATGCGCCCACCGAGCCGCCATAGCCCAGGGCCAGTTCCGCAATCTTTCCTTTCTGCCGGAGCTCCCCATTGACGCCATGCTTCTCCACCGGCACATGGAACATCTGGCTTGCCGATGCGCAGTAAATATCGCCGCCATCCTCAAAAACTTTGAGCCGCCATCGCTCCCCGGCAAACCAGGCAATTACCCGCGCCTCGATTGCAGAGAAGTCCGCTACAATGAACTTCCTGCCATCCTGCGGCACAAATGCCGTGCGGATAAGCTGGGAAAGAGTATCCGGGATATCTTCATAAAGCATGGAAAGGGCTTCATAATCACCTCCACGCACCAATGCCCGTGCCTGCGCCAGATCCGACATATGGTTCTGGGGTAGATTCTGAAGCTGAATGAGACGTCCGGAGAACCGACCTGTCCGGTTGGCTCCGTAAAACTGGAACATTCCATGCGCCCGGCTGTCTGTGCAGACTGCGTTCTCCATCGCCGTGTATTTCTTCACGCTGCTCTTGGCGAGCTGCTGCCGGAGTGAGAGACCCTCCCGTAGCGGCTCCGGCGCTGTCTTAACCAGCTCCGCCACCGCTTTCTTTCCCAGGGTGTCCGTTTCCAATCCATGGTCTGCCAGCCACTGTTTCATCTGCTGTACGGAGTTTGGATTCTCTAATCCCGTCAACTCCTGCAAAGCATCCGTCAGCCGTTCACGGGAGCGGGCATCCATGGCGATGGCCTGCCGGACCAGTTCCATATCCACGCCGATTCCCCGGTCATTGATCTCCTGGTCGAGATGGTATTCTTCCCAGATGGCATCCGGTACCGGAAAATTGGAGAGCCGTTTCTGTATCTGCATTTCCGTCTCCACATCCCGGAGGTTATATGCCTTGAACCGTTCCCATTTCTCTGGGTCATGCTCTGGCCGGTTTCGTGTCCTGCCGCCGTTTGCTTTTGTCGGCTTGCAGGGGACGCAAAAGTAGCGGATCAGATCCTTGCCCTCCGTCAGCTTCTGTTTCTCCAACCCCAGAGCCGCTCCAGCACTTTCCAGAGAGAGGGGAAGCCCCAGCGTGGCAGACCAAACCATCGTGCAGTGCCATCCTTCCGGCTCCAGCCATTCACCCAGGAAGTTAGACAGACACACCCGCTCGAACATGGCGTTGAACGCCCACTTGGTCACGGAAGCATCCGACAGGGCATAGATGACTTCATCCGGGATCTGCTCCCCGCAGGCCAGATCAACTACACGCACATCCCCGCTGTCTGCGGCATAACCAAACAGCAGAACTTCAAAAGCAGGGGAGGAGGCATACTTATATATACCGCACTTAGATAAATCCACATCCGAGTACGTTTCAATATCGATAGACAATGTCCTCATTTCTCTTCATCATCTCCCTTCAACCGCCAAAGGGGCGGCAGGGACTGATACCCCCGCCACCCGGTTCCAGCGGTTTTCTGAATCAGGAGAGGAAATCCTCGTCCTCATCCGCAAAGTCATCCTCCGGGCGGGACTTGCCGCCCAGCGGCTCTCCGTCACGGATCTTCTGCAGGTTATTCAGCTCGCAGGCAATCCCTTTATTGCCATTGGAATTGAAGGCATAAAAGTTGATGCTCGCCCTGCCGTACACGCCACTGTACACCTCGGAAGTATCCAGGATCGGCTGGCGTTCCGCATCCACGATGCCCGGAGCCGTGGCGCTGTTGGCGTTGACAAAATAGGCATTTGCGTAGGCTTCATCATCCGGGCGTTCCGCATCCCCGTCACGGAGCGGCGTCTTTAAGACGGAAAGTGCCGGGACACTCCTGCCATTGCCCTTCAACTTTGCCTCGCCTTCTTTGTAGGCGGCTTCGATGGCTGCCTTAATCTTATTGATGGTCACTGTATCCGACTTGGGAATGATCAGGCTAACGCTGTACTTGGGCGTGCCGCCGTTGATGGACTTAGGCTGCCATACGTTGCAGTAGCTCCATCTGGTATTGGGGCCGGTGATCACTTTCATCGGGTTCTTGACTTTATTTGACATTCTGGTTTCCTCCTCAATCTTTAAAATCATTCTGTGCCGTATTCATAGGCTGCCGCTTATCAGACAGCGGCACAAGGACGGGCTTGCCCTGGGGCTTTTCGATCAGGCCGCCCAGCAGCTCGTCAAACTTCTTTTTGCCCAGGAGCTTCTGCATCTCCGTAAGGCCCAGCACCTTTTTGGCGTAGGGATCATATCCTGCCTGGGAAACGGCATCGGCCACCGCGTCCTCGCTGATGTACCGGCGGTTGGACCGCCCCTCCACCCCCTTGTAGCCGGGATACTCCGTCCCGCTGAGCGCCTGCCGGAGCGCGTATTCCTTCACATCCGCAACCCAGGCGGTCAGTTCATCCGCCTTGTCCAGGATGGCGGCAATCTCCGCATCCTCCAGTGTGTCGGGCATCTCAAAATCGTATTTTGCCAGTTCCAGGTTGTACTCCGCCCGTTTCCGGCAGACTGCCTTCGCCTTGCAGAACCGACACCAGTCCCCGCAGGCAAACTCCCCGCCGCCCTCATAGGCCAGCTTCGCCTTATAAGTCAGGTCGTTATAGGCCCACTGCAAAAGATCATCTTTTGCCATGATGCAGACACTCACGTTATCCCGACGTGGCTGGAAGATGGTCATGCGGACGGTATCAATGTCATAGATGCCGTCAAACAGTTCCAGAGCGCCCAGGGCATACAGCATCATCTGGGGATTCTCTACCGCGGATACCTCCACGCCTTTCCCATGCTTATAATCCACGATATCCAGGGTACCGTCTGCAATGATGACGCAGTCGCCGGTTCCGAAGCCGTCTTTGACGAAGCTGGAAAAGTCCAGCCGCTGCTCGATCAGCACCACCGGGTCTTTGCAGGTTTTCTTTGCCTCCGCCACCAGTTCCAGCACATAGGCGGCATAGTCCGAAGCACACTGCTCCATTTCCTCGTTGTAAAAGGAAAGGTTCTCCGTTGGGTCTGCGGCATCCATGCCCAGCACCTGTTTCAGCTTGTATTCACACAGGCTGTGGGCATCCGTGCCTTCCTGGGCGTATTCACTTCCCGTATCTTCATACTTCTCGCAAAGCCTCGCGGATGGAGGGCAGTTCAGCCACCGGTGGCTGGAGGAAGCGGAAAGCAATGCGTGTTTTCCCATCACAGCACCTCCGCTTCCGCAAGGAGCGCCGGGTACTCCGCCGGGTCAATGTCCGACAGCTTATCCGCACCGTGCTTGATCAGGAGCGCTTTTACCTCTGCCGTATGGCCGGCACGGGACTTCTCCGCCAGAGCCGCCCGCACCTGTTCCAGCGTCAGCGGCTTTGGCTCTGCCTTCTCCTCTTTCTTCGCGGCAGTTTTCTTTTCCGGTTCCTGAGCCGGCCTTTCCTCCGTGGTTTGATCCGGCTGTTCCTGCCCGCCCTGTGCTACAGCGTCCGCCACTGCCTGCAGGCTGTCCGCCAGGGAACGGAGATCGGATACCACATCCAGAAGAAGTTTCATCTTACTCATGCGCCAGCCCTCCTTCCGCTATCTCCCGGATCGAGAGTTCCTCCACGGAACTGCCCGGAACGATGACCGTCAGCCTGACCTTGTCACCCAGCAGGAAACGCATGAACCGCTCCCGCACAGAGACATTCCGTACACTGACCGCGCCGCTGTTCACAGGCTTTTTTGAAACACGGATTTGTAATGTGTGTTTCATCTCATCACCTCTGCTTTCTGAAGGACGGTATAGGCATGTCCTTCAACATACGGAGATTGGAAGGCTGTTTTGAGGGGGTGTCTCAGAAATATTTCAAAAACTTTTTTCTGGCCCATTCGATGGATTCCCGGATGGACTTGATGTCCTTACCCTCCCGGCGGGCGATCTCCCGGAGGGATACTCCTTCGGCCAGCATCAGCAACCTACGCCTCTGCACCTCTGAGAGCTGCTCGAACGCCTCTTTGATCCGCTGGTTTTCAAGCTGCAGAAAAAGTTCCGTCTCCGGAGTACTGCCGTCCGCATAATCCTCGCCTTCATATTCCGCCGCATCCAGGGAATAGCAATGGTACCGCTCCTTCCGATCCTGATTGCTTTCCTCTCGTCTGGAATCCAAGATTAAGTTTCCGATTTCCTCATTGACCTCTACGTCTGAGGTCTCACCATTTGCAAATGTGTAATTGATTTTCAATTTGCCGTTCTCCTTTCGGAGCCCGGCAGGCGGCACCTCGGCCGCTAAAACGAAAAAAAGAGCCTGACAAGCAGCACAAAAGTGCCGCTTGCCAGGCTCAATATCCCATCTGTCTTTCTTTCAAGACAGCGTGATGAAGGGGCAACCACAGATGATGGAATGAAATCACCCCTTCGTGCATCATGCTCAGACAAACGCCGCACCGGTTTCCCGGCTTCGCTGTCCGTTGCCCGCCCGTCATATACATTCCTTATGAGGGCTGTAGTATTGCCGCAGCTATCCGGTAAGTCCCGGAAACCTGCCCGGAACATTCGGTGGTAGCTATTCAGTTTTGATGATCCCAACCTCCGCACCGCAGTGCCCGCACTTCATATATAAATCGGGATACCGGCCCTTGTAGGGGATCTTGGTCTGTGTCTTTGTACCCTTTACTGCGTCCAGCAGTTTCCACCCACATTTCGGGCAGTACACTGGACGCATTTTATCTCTTATGTCATTCTGTTCAACCTCCTTCTTGCCTTGGCGCAAACCGGTCACTCCTTTCCGCCAGAGCCGATCTGGCTGCCGGGGAGCAGGCCTACGATCTGTGCGCAGCTATTCCTCCACAATATCCGTGAGCCAATGCGCCACCGGCCTGGAAAGAAGCCGCGCGTTGAGGTACGCCATCTCTAAGGTGAGGCAGGTATTCCCCAAGTAATACCCGTCCATGATCGTGAGGGTCATGGCAAGGTCTGGCTGCTCCATATCGGTCAGGCAGATCGGCAGCAAGTATTGCACCCGGCCCTGATACCCCTGCGGAACTACAATGCTCGGTTCCACCACAGCCTTCCGCCGCGCCAACTCAACTGCCGTTTCCAAAAGCAGGGGCAGGTTTTGCGCTTCGCGGATTTCTGTCGGGATACGGGAAAGGTTCTCCTCGTCGCCGAGGATATGATCCACGTTGACGCGGATCGGCCATTCCGGGTTGTAATTGACGCCATATTGCGTCATATAGTAGCTGGGCTTCTCCGGCAATGGGGAAATGTGCCGGAGAAGCGGAGATAGTTCATCCGCAAAGCCCCTGAAATACCATTCCAACATAGAGTCCTTCTTTTTATTCCGGTCGAAACAGGCATAGATCGCCTTGTATCTCCTGGTGTAAAGACCCGTGTGGAAACAACAAAACTCATTTTCGATATGGAAGAATTTTGCTGCATTGCTGGGTATCCGTTCTTCCTTGTAGTCAATCAGTTGTTTCTTAAAGATCGCATGGATGTATCGCTCCAAAATCGGAGTGTCTGAATTTTTTGTTAAGTATATTGGATTTTTGAATCGCCACGGTTCCGGCAAGGCCATCTCCGCCAGCATATCAAGCTGGGAGTACCAGTTCGGGACGTAGGCGAAGGAAAATAAATCTGGCATGAGTATCAT